AAGAACTTTATGGAAATGAAACAGTCTCAGTTACTGGTAAGACTGGTTCATTTAGTGTAAAGATGTATCGTACTGATAACTTCTTTTAAACTTTAGCGAATTTTCGCCCCTGCCCAGCTAGTTTACTGCTCGAACAACATGAACAGCAACATAATAGCAACATAGCCGGGAAAAATGACGGTGGAAATGGTATAGGGAATCCTGGATGAAGTGAGTAAAATGTATATCCCATACGAAGCATCACAAGAGAGAAAAAGCAACTAATGAACATTAAAAATGCTGAAATAGGTTTAGGTTTACCTTTTGATGATATATCTGGAATGGGACTTATAAAAAACCAAAGTGAAGATAGTGCTGAACCCATAATTATATAATTACTATATACTGAGAAAATTAATAAGTTTTAATACCTACCAATCCATATAGCATCTGCTGAACAAATCTTAACGCAGCGGAAAATGTTGAGCATCCACAACATACCATAGCAGCCGTGATTAATGATGTTTGTTCTTGCATACTAGAGAGATACATCATAACAAGTATATTTATTACCAAAGTGGAAGACGTCGAAGAAGCTAAAGGTAAAGCTTGTTTTCGAGACATGGTTAATTATAATACTAACAGAAATTATTTCCAAGATTTTGTGTTGTAATAATATCATATTCTCTGTACCGTAGATTCGAACCTATGCGGAGACCAGATTTAATACTTAAAAGTTCTTTGATTGTGTGATCATCGAGATGTTTAAAAAAATTCATTTTCGATTCCATGTCATCAAGTTCGTGTTGTTCTTTCCTAGCTTGTACATAAGGCCATGTGTGTTTTCTCAAAGATGAAACCTCTTTTTCTAATTGTCGTATTCTAGGAAGTAACACTTTAGTGATCATAATTTTCATTTCAATCACATCACTCATCATATTTGACACACGTGTATGATCTTTAATGTATAGATATCAGGAGAACAAAACATTAAATATTGATATAAAGTATATGCAGTATAAAGAGCTGAAAGAGAAGGCTAAGAAAATGGGTCTACGCGTGACGAAAGATGTTCGGGGGAAACGTGTAAAACTGACAGCTCAAGAAATTCGCGCGAAACTCAGTTTAAATTTGGAAAATAGTGTAAAAAATGCTCAACACGTAATTCGTATTTGTAAGACTATAATTGTAAATAGTCCTCAAACTACAACTCACCCAGGTGCTCCACCCCCTCCACCACCACCTCCTCCACTCAGGAAACCGATCGTAAATTCTAGTCGCGCAAAACTAATGGCTGAATTGAAAAACACATTAAAAAAACGCGCTTTGAAAAAATAATATTACTAATTAGTATATTACGACCATGGCTAATAATAACCAGCCCGCGAACAACACTCTCAACAACGGTGCCATGAAGCTCCGTGAGATCGCTCTCAAATTAGCGACTGACGCTATTAACAAAGCGCGTGCTGCTGGCAACAACGCGAAACCCAACAACAACGCGAAGCCCAACAACAACGGCAACAACAAGCCCGCCAACAACGCGAAGCCTAACAACGGCAACAACAAGCCCGCCAACAACGCGAAGCCTAACAACGGCAACAACAAGCCCGCCAACAACGCGAACAAGAAGCCCAACAACAACGGTAACAAGAAGCCCAACAACAACAAGCCCGCTAACGCGTAAAGCTTAAAAAATATAGTTGTATTCAAGTCATGCGATTGAAGGACGTCAAGAGAGTTTTAGAGGGATGGGATGGAACTAATATGGATGATGCATATGAGGTTATATCAAAGTACGCAATTGATATGCGAAGAAATGATAATGAAATTACTGAAGAATTCGTAGAGAATTATTTGGGTAAAGAACTCTACGAACGCCTTGAGACGATGATTACATTTTTCAAAAAAATAGAATCTCTCAAACGAGATTTAAATTAAAACGTTTTTTCATAAACGTTTTCACACCTTTAACATCGGGAAAACTCCAGAGATACCAACGTGACCAAAAACCGGCCCCGTTGATACCGCTTAATTTCCAATCTTCTTTATCACTCCGATTTACATTTAACATCATATTATGAATCGTATTCGGATCTTTTTCTGCTAGAATTCGTTTAGGTATCTGACCACCATGACGTGAAATGTATGATCTCATACGCGAAGGTGTCTTGTGTTTGGTGTAGTCTGAATACCCTCTTGCACCAAAATCAACAGTTTTACCATTTTCTAAAATTGCCCTGAACTTCTTTTTGGGATCAGGGCTACGAATGACTTTGACACGCATACTTGATATGTGTAAATATTTTACTTACCGCACCCACATGCACCCGAGGCGCAATAATGTTCCTTCTTCTCGGCACCTGGGAAGAGGAAGAGCTTTTCGGGACCACGTTCAACGCGATAGAGGTGGTCATACATGTGGAGGAGGGCGATGGTGAGAGCCAATGACCCGACGACGACACCCTTAACCTTGCGAGCCATGAACGCATACGCGACAATCACAGCGGCGATAATCATCTGAACGATGGTCATCTGGGGAATTGCGGGCATCGTGAAACGATCCTTCATTTCCTTTGTTTCAGTGGTGGGAGCGGGGGCGTACATAGAGGTCTTTGGGGTATAAGCTGGCATTTATTATATATTGAGAAAATAATGTGGTACATGACTATAATTCCATTTGTTTTGGTTTGCCATGATTTTATGAAATTACCCATAGATAAGTTGTATTTCAATAATTGGAAACGTCCATTTATTGGAATGAAAAACACTATTATAGACTTATTGTTGTATTCACCACACTATTCCACCTGGAACTTTAAAGGACTCCATTTGATTAAAATGCATTATTCGCAGATACGTAAAGAATTCGAAGAAGTTTCTAAAACTCTCAAGAAAACAATGTATCATGATATAGATCCATGGTTCGAAAAGAATGATAACTATTACCGTTATAAGTTTGATAATTTCCCTAAACTAAAAAGTATTATCAAACAAATACCATGTATTGATGAGGAGACGGCATCGTTCGCGGTCGTGGAAGGTCCAATGACCATACCACCACATCGGGCTGAGACAAATCATTTACTACGATACCATATCACAATATTAGGGGACGGTGATTGTACCCTTTATACGGAGCAAGGTGCACATGTTCATAGAGAGGGTGAATATTTCTTATTCGATCATTCGAGATATCATGAAGTTATTAAAACTGGAAACTGTAAAAGAGTTGTACTTATACTTGATGTAAAAAGATTTTAGTAGTATATTGTATGAGATTACCAATTATCATATTCATAATCCTACTGATACCATTTCTTTTGAATTTATGGTATGGATATCTCAAGCCAGCACAGAATGGGAAATTTCAACAGGTTGATTGTTCGATGATATCTAACACTTTAAATGATTGTGACACACAGCAATATACATATCACTTCCACCGATGAGCTCGAGAGTTGTATCATCGACAATACGTTTCGTAAACGGACCTGATGTACCATCGTTACAATGCATACAAAGGGCAGAAAGTTTCGTTACGTCACCCGCGAGTGGGATACAGTCTAGGATTTCCCCCCATTTTCTCTGAAATGCATCACCATCTAGACCTGTGAGTATCACAGACTTGTTCACATGTAGACAACACTCCACAAACTTTTTTAACCGTGGAAAAAATTGGGCTTCATCTATAGCTATGATATCAGCTTGATCGAAATCGTGTGTATTAATAATTTCGAACAAATCAAATACTTTATGGCAATTGAACTTTACATTATCATGTGTTTTTAGAACTTCTTCATGGGACCTTACATCTTTTGCAGAATTTATAACCATGATATCCTTTCCTATCACTTTTAGACGCTTAAGTCTGCGGATAAGTTCTGATGTTTTACCTGAAAACATATTTCCCATAATAATTGAAAGCCCCATTTCCCTGACTATTATAATATTGTATTTTTTATATGGTTGATTATCATCGGGCTTTATTTGGTGGCCACAAGGGCTACTACAATCCCAGTACGGGTTATGTCCGATTTGGTAAAATTACATATCCGAATATTGCCACGGCTATAAATCATCTCAGTGTAAAGTAGATGAAACACGAAGGTCTTATTTACAGTAGATGGTTATGGACGTTATCGTTATTATACTATTATGGTATAAATCCTTATTCACCTCTATTACCTATGATTGGAGCGATCACTTTCTGCCTTTATATCGTACTACGTAAATTTCCGGATAAATTTCATTGGACCAAAAAGGCATTTGTATTGTTGGTCGAATTTTTCTTTGCGTATCTTGCTTTTATAAAAGATCCAAGTAGGTCATTATTCAATATGGGTGATTTATCTTTCAATTCTATAATTCTATTATTTTACCTACTCACGGTTAAGTTGAATGGTACATCGATAGAGGAGATATATTTCAAAATTATACCAGAATTTCACATAGTGGAAGAAACCTTAATGGAACATTTCAAAAGAATTCTTAGTACTAAGTAAGATGTCTCTCAGCGATGCTCGGATTACCAAGAAGGTTGAAGAGTTGCGTAAAACACAGGGTAAGATCTATGCACCCCTCAAGTATTTCAGGGGAATTACAACTCTCAAGGGGGTTGAGACTCGCTATAAGAAGATGCTCAAGAGTGACTACAAGGGATTCGAGACAGACAAAGGACAAAAGACAAAAACCTCCTCCTACACCCAAAAATTTAGGAAGATGTATCCGGGAGCAAAATCCCTCCCTGAAATTGCTAAGGCTACTAAGATTCCTCTAAAGACTGTGAAGACCATATACAATAGGGGACTCGCTGCGTGGAGAACCGGGCATCGTCCGGGTGCTTCTCCACAAGCGTGGGGGTATGCTAGGGTGCACAG